TCACCCGTTCCGCGAATGGTAAACTCAACCCCTATTCTATACGAGTTGGAATCTGGTTGGGACACCACATCCACATACAGGGTTCCTATTCGTGGCTCGTGGTTTCGTAGGGTGTTTAGTATTCTGTCTCGTAGTTCAAAAGTGGTCAGAGGATCAATAGGCTCAAAAAGCAGAGCACGAATTGAACCTCCAATATTTGGCTGAAACAAGCGTTCTCCATACGCAGTCATCAGCAGATTCATAATAGACTGACGCACCGACTTGGTGTTTTGAAGCACCATCAGGTCATTGGTTTTAGTGTTCATCAGCATGGACGGATCAATGTCCGAATACGACGGTGCTGTGGTGTTTGGATTATTGTTGGACAGATAGGAGGGCATTACTTGTGTGCTATCAAGAGGTGGTTGTTTATGGTTCTGATACTGTTTTCTATGACTTCTTGAAGTGATGTGTCAGAAACGCCTTCTTCGTGCATTTTGTCCAATTCCTCAAAACCACACCAGTGGCAGCACACAAAACCCATAGGAGTAAGCGAATCTTGGCATTTCAGTTTTCCTAGTGAAAAATATACCACATTATTTATCTCTAGTATTGAACGAAGTGAACCTTCCGATAGGCTAGAAACTGCAATAATTTGGTTGGGCTTGTGGTCTAGCAATTCAATCAACTCCATGTATCGGGTAACTAGAACATCTTGTGACTCCAAAATCATTCCAGATACCCCAGACGCACACGACTCATGGGTAACAGAAAAGCGTTTTATGGATGTTCCGTCAGCAAACCTGCCACCGTTGTGATATTGAAATATTACTGCACGAGACGCACGAACCAGCATACGCAATTCAGTCAGGGTTTCGTGAACTCTGGTGTGGGCTTGCATTTTTACGGTTTCTTGTTTTGCAAACCAGCCCCGCATAATATTTTTCTTTTTCAAGACAGAAAGCACACCTATACCCAAACCAACTAGTAGAGCACCTGCCATCTCTCCGAAAGAAAATAAAATGTCTTTCATGGGTAGTACTGTTTCTGTTGATTCGTTCATCTGAATGCGGTTCCAAATCCGGGATTTTGTGCTGCGTTGAGAGGATTTGCCCGTCTAGCCCTCTCTATAAACTCTGGATTCAATATTCCCTGTTGGAATCCCACACCAAATTTGGTGCACGGATCGTTAGAGAAGTTCATCGCAAAATTTATATTTGTGAACTGCGTAACAAAGTCTAAAGCATCATTAAACATCCCATTTACTTCTGATATTGAGCCGTTAATTTCTCCTGCGACTTTATTTATTTCACCTGTAATATTGTTTATCTCGCCTGTTATTTTGTTTAGTCCTTCTCGTATTCCCGCCGATGTGCCACCTAAATCCAAACCATCAAGCAGTTTGCTTAATTTCACATTCAACCCTAAAGCAACATTCAGTCTTAATTTTCCGTCTTCAGTCATCAAACCCACTTTTGCACCCACATCTAAACCCGGAATGCCCAGCGCACACTGAAAATTAACAGCAGCACCAACCGTGCTAACCAAAGACAACAAATCAGGCCCATCTCCAGTAAAAGGAAGACCAGACAACCTGTTAGAAGTGTTTTGGTAATTGGTTAAAATTCCCTGCATATTACCAATAGTATTGGTGAGTGTTGTAATTTCACTTGTTTGTCCGCCAAGTGTACCCAAAAGAGCGGTAACTGAGTTTACCTTTGTGAGTGTGTTTGCAAATCCACCCTGTGTATTGTTGATGAGTCCTGTCATTGGATTTTGGAACACAGGGTTTTGCCTTCCCCAATTAAGTGCGTCTTTTTCTGCGTCTGTTACACTAGCACCACAGGGGCACTCCTTTTCTTCTTGTGGAGCAGGCAAACCACTCTGAACTGCTGCTTGGCGATCTTGATCTGCTTGTGCTTGACGCTGATCTTCTGACGCTTTTCCCAGTTCGGTGCTCTGTTGAATTTGTGTTTTTTGATCGGTTGATAGTTTTTCTCTTGTCTCTGCGGTCGGTAGAGTGTTTCCGCCTGTGTTTTTAACCAAAGAACCATACTCTTGTTTAAGTTCTTGTTCCTTTGGTGGATCAACAGTAGAATTTACTTTCTGTATACTTTGTGCCTGTGCTTTTGTCTCTTCATTTTTTGGAGACGCAACAACAGCATTTTCAGCAGAAATCCATCCTTTTTGACCTGTGATTTTGAATTGTCGTTTAACACCAGATAGAACTTTTAGTTCGGTTATACCCGGAGTTGCTGCCAAATCGTTTGCGGCAACATTCAAAAAATCTTCCATAATTTTTTTGCGTTTTGGTATGCCGTCTTCAAATCTGTCTGCACCTGCTTCCTTTTCATACAATTTCCAAAATGGGCTACCAACCCCGTCTAGAACTGCTCCTTTTATTTCTTCATAACGACCCAGTTTTTGATACGCTGCTTGCCACTCTTCTTTGGTTGTAAAGGTGTATTCTGCCATTTTTAACCTTATCCAATATCCACAGAAGAACTAGATGTGGCTATGTGACCACATGTACCTCTGCTATATCCTTCAACACAAACAGGTATGTTGTCTGCAAAAACTTTTGGACTTCCGTTTATTATTTTTGCAGTATCATGTGGACTTCGCTCGTGTCTTTCTATAGAGTCTCCCAACAAAGCCACAGGATATCCGTCAACAAAAACCGTTGAACTTCCGCCCAATATCAATCCGCCTGCTTTATCTGCGTTTGCTCTACAAATTCTTGCCATATCATATCTCCACTGCTTTTGGTCTAACTACTGGTTCTCCAGAATTCATCAATATTTTTCCGTCTTGCCCTACCACCATTACTCCTGCATCACTTATAAAAGAAATGCTTTTTCCAGAGAATGCCACATTTTCCTCGGAGAAAAATTCCATCTGTTTGCCTGAAACTTTCATAAACCCTCCACACTTTATATTGGCATTTTCTCGTGCGTAGATATTAGCAGTTCCGTCTATCTGTATGTTTGCAGCACCACCGATAGTGAGATTCACATTTCCACTCACAACCACATCTAACCCATCTGATCCAGAAATATACACCTTTTTGTCACCGTAACAGATTTCATAATCGTTTCCAACTATTTTTTCAACTTTTGATCCGTTTGGAACATTTTCAGTGTAGCCGTTTCCAATCTCGGAAAAACTTCCTGATTTGTGATAGGTGTGTATGCGTTCAGACCCCGGCGTATCATCAAACTCTTGAACATGACCACTTTCGGTAAAGCGAACATGATTCTTTGGATACTCCGCAGCATATGGACTTTCAGGTTCACTCCATTTGCTGCTACTTTTCATATCGGGTGTGCTTGCAATGTCTTTGGCTCTGGTTATTTTTCGCAGTCCAATAGGAGTGTTTCTTATGGTCGTGTCGTCTCCATTGGTAGCAAGGCGATTGGTATCAGGCTCACCAATTTTAGAGACACCAAGCGGATAGTATTCAGGTAAAACAACAGGATATTTTACATCAGGATCAGAAAATCCTGTGTCATCAACAGCGGGGCCACGCTGTGGCATACCTCCAAAAGAGCCTATTATAACAGGCTCTTGCCCGTATTCTCCGTCTCTGAAAAAACCGAAAACATGGGAACCTGTAAGCAGTCCTGTTGGAGAAGTGCCTATTCCCGAAACCGCAGCACTTGTAACAGGCTGCATGGGATATGCCCACGGTAGGTCTTCTGTTGGAAGTTCCAACTTGTTGTCCATGTGATAACCAAACACACGAACTCTGCATCTTCCAAGTTTTAGTGGATCAAGCACATCTTCCACCACACCGTGCCACCAATAGAATCCTTCTCGTCCTGCAAATTCTTTCATGTCATACTCCCATACAATTTCTTGAAAGTTCTAGTTTACAAGTGTAGTGTTTACCAAAACAATGACACACCGAAGTAATCAAATAGTCTCCACTCAAAACTTTGTCATGTGGTTCGTCTAGTAGATGCCCATCAGCAGAAATTTTGGGAACAAAAACCTCCAGCACCTGTCCCACCCGTTTGGTGCTGTCACCGTATATTTCTGCTGCTAGTTTTTGTGTCATCATGGCATTCATCATGTATTTTCTTTTCAAGAAATACTCTTCAATTCTTGCCATATACGGCAGGTAAAAGTAGGCACAGTTGCTTTTGGCAAAAAACTCGTTGGTCTGCTTTTGTTCCACGGGTCTGTAGTGGGGAAGTTTTCCTAATTTTTTCATGTCACCGAAAGCATTAGACTCGTAAAAAACCTGATCTCTTTTTTCTTTCGTCACCAAATCGTGAACACTCATACGAGACGCAACCAATCCAGAACCAATGTTTTCTATCATGTCAAAACGAGAAACTTCTTCTAGAGACTGTATTCTGTTATACACACCGGGAAGATTTGCAGTTCCTTTAACCTGTATTCCCGAACCTTCGTTGGTTTCTGGATTCCGATTCACATTACTCTTTATGAAATAGTAGCGATCTTTGGCAGATTCGCCGTTCTCTATGATTTTAGACAAAGACTGAAATCTATATCCATCAAAAGTTTCATAGAACAGATACGGAGAGTAGTCTGCACCCACTCCGCTTATTGCTCGTGTTGCCAACCATGTAATTGCTTTGAATGGGCTGTAGTTTTGTGGCAGCACATACGAATAGTCGTCGGATGTTTGTTGAATTGCTAGTGTTTCTTTCCACAGATATTCTGGAAAGTGTTTGGCAAACACTTGAACAACCATGTCTGAAACTTTACCTTTAACTGAATACCCACACCGTTCTGTGTAGTTAAAGTAGCCACCCTCGCTCATAAGATGGAGAGTATACTTTTGACCTCTGCCGTTTTCGTCTATGGTTTGGCTGTCAATCTTGTAAACCTTAAAGGTTTTCTTTATGGGAACAGCGTTTGGAAAGTCTGTGGTAAACTCCAACTCTAGTGTTTCTTGCCCCCGTATAGGCAAACGCTCGGGCAGATTCAGCGAGTCTACCATTTGAATTTTGGCAGTCATATACGGAGAAAACAGGTCTTCAAACACTTCAAAATTAGAATACAGACCACGAATATCCACATAATCGTCGCTAACACCCGACCGCAAAACCATCTTTATGATTTTGTAGTCACCGGCTTTGGTTATGTCTGTTCCATAAAAATTAGGCACAGTTTACACTCCCAATGCTGCCTTCAACTCGTCCAACGCTTGGGTCAAGAATGCAGGGTTCAGCACCTTTATGGTTCTACGAGCGTCATTTTTGTCTTGTTCATACATTTGATTGGTCACAGAATACAGGTTGATTTCGCTGCCTGATACGCCCATATACTGTCCAATATAGGTTTCCCAAAATTCCACAGTTGCTCCTGTGGCTCCACCTATTCCAATTGGAGGCACTCGTGTTCCCAAAACAGGAGGCAATTCTTCGTAATCCGCGACCTGTTTAGACAGCGGATCAACTATAGGAAACTGCTGTGCTCCGCTTGAGCCTTCACCTGTTGTAGGTCGCTCCACCACAAAATGGTGAACTGCTGTATATTGTGGAGTTGTTTTTTGAATGTAGATATCGCTTGTTCCACCATCAGGACGACTAACTGTTGCACTACCAGCACCAAACACAGGAGCCTCCACAGTAAACTCACAGAATGTATCGCGGTAGCCCTTGATGGATTGAGAATTGCCTGACTGATTCAGAGTGCAACCGCTGTGAAAATACGAATTGTATGTGAATCCGCCCGATGCTGTTTCGGAAAAGTAAACAGCCATCCCAGAGTATCGTTTCTGAATATACTGCTCCAATGTAGTTTGAGACATATACCACCCGTAATACGGATCGGTTATCTCGTTTGTTAGCAGAATGAGCCAGTGGTGGTTTGCGTTTCCGTAAACCCGATTGGCTACATGCTCTGGACGCTCTCCGTCTTTTAAATCGTAGTTTATGAAAACTGCTTTGTCGTTTACTGTTTCTGTTAGTGCCACACGACGAAGAATGTTTCTTGCCAAAACATGGATTCGCTTGTCTCCAACATAAACAGGATACGGAAGAACTGGAAAGTCTTTGAAATACATTAGAATCCAGCCTCCACATCCTCACGAGTAAGTTGAGCAATTTCGGAGAACGAAAGTGTCAAAGTGTATGCTGTTGGAGAGTTATCTTCCAAAGTGGAGAACACTCCATTAGGTGTATAATCTACACTAATATTTGTTAAAACACATCTAGAGATTTTTGGGATGTATTCGTTTTCCACAAATCCCCCACCGTTGTTTCCTTTGGCTGAAGACAGAAACTTTATGGTGAATTCGGCGGGAACTCTCAACATGATTTGTGGATCAAGTTTAGCATCACCTGAACGCGATCTAGCAGGATGTGAGTGATATCTGAATGTTTCAATTATTGACTGAATCATTTTAACTTCTTCTTCATTTCGTGGATATAAATCCCAAGTAAAGTTAAAGTTTCGTATGTCTTTCTGTTGAAACAGTTTTTCTATTCGTGGATTCAAAACCAAACCAGTCAAAGAAGTGATTACTGAACCAGTGATTACTGAACCAGCCGGAGTATTAGCCAAAGCATTTGCTGCATAAGCAATTCCTGCTTGTTTCGCAAGTTCAAGCATAGATACACCTAATTGTCCCTGTCTAATGCCATTTACAGCAGTTCCCAATCCTGCAACAATTCCAGAAGCAAGTTTCATGTCTGCATCTGTATACGCAAAAGTTTCTTCGTTGTTAATGCGAGTACATATGGGCAAGTATATTGAAACCATTTGGTCATATTGTGGATCTCTTTGATTAAAACCACCACTGCTCAAAAAAGAATCCAATTCTGTTCCTTTAGTTACCTCTTTAGTTAATCTGTTAAATCTTCCACTCAATACGGTTGGGTCTTTTGTAATATCAGTAGAACCAAAATTTTTATCTCCAGTCTTAAAATCAGAAGATATTGCATCAACACGATCTGTCGCACTACGAACATTTCGTTCCATAATCCGTCTTCCCTCTTCTCGGGTTTCTGGATTACTCAATAAGTTTGCTAAATTTCTATCATTAGACGGATTTTTTGCGTCAACAAAAGAAGGATCAGACAACATTCGTGTAGCATTTCCAAAATCTTGTGCAGAATAATCTAATCCAAAATTTGGATTTCCAATCAAAGCATCAATATTGTAGTTTCCATCTTCTATTAAACTTGTAGTGTTAACAAGAGTTTCCAAGTTTTGTTCTGCCTCTGCTTTTAGTTTGCCTGCTTGTGCCGCAAACTCTGGATTCTCCCATCTCCAAAAAATCTTGAACTGCATGACATGGGGCATCTCACTTTTTGCGTTACCAATATCAAAAGGATACCGCATAATGCTTGGTTTTTCTCTAGAACCACGAACGCTTGGGGTATATGACTCTAGTTTGTTTACATCAGGATTCTCGCCACCTTGTGGTGCAAGCAGTTCCCGTTGAATGTTTGCACCAGTGTTTGGGCGGTTGGTTGCCCAACAATAATCAGCATCCAGTTGTTCTTGTGGGACTATTAGTGATCCGATTCCCTGACCTTTGATTGGTGGTAATGCCATTTAGATATTTCCTCGTGGGCTGTTCTACATATCTATATGCCCTACAAAGGATATTTTAGCCCAACCAACCCGTCCAAATACATGGGCAACCCTACCCAAATCATATACCGCTCCATGTGGGAACGGCGGTTTATGAAATTCTGTGACTTGAGCGAAACGGTGCTGCGATGGGGGTCGGAAGAGGTGGTGATACCGTACATCAGCCCACTGGATCGCAAACCCCACCGCTACTATGTGGATTTCATTGTGGAGATGCGTACCACCGATGGCGGAGTTAAGACCATGCTGATTGAGGTAAAGCCCAAAAAGCAGACACAAGAACCCAAGAAACCCAAGAAGCGTACCCGCAACTACCTGTACGAAGCCCAAACTTGGATCACCAACAAGGCTAAATGGGCAGCGGCTAAAACTGCTGCCGAAGGGCGTGGATGGGAGTTCCGAGTGCTGACCGAAGACGACCGTTTAGGCACAAGACATGAGTGCTGATGAACTACAACTCTTGCTTGAAGACACTATAGCAGGATTGGGCGGAACTGACCAGTCATATGTGCAGTTATTGAAATACTTGAACGAGCAAAATCAATTAAAAATACCATCACGATTCATGCCCGGTCAAATGGTGTTTTTCAAATATAAACCACAAGACAAACGATTCATAGGCTCGGATAATGCGTATGATGTTTTCCCGCTGGTAATCATCACAAAGGTACACAAAAATGGTTTTGAAGGGTTGAATCTGCATTTCATAGCAAAAAAATGGAGACGGCAACTATTCAATGCCATAGAAAACACCCTTCCTTTAAGAAAAACAGGAGATTCAAGACTTACCCGTTTGGGGGCTACATATGAAAGGCTGAACGGTCCTAGAAAATTTGCATTTTTTAGACCGTGCTACCGTCACTATATGATTCAAGGATTTAGAAAGCGTCCAATACTCATACCGCATGAATTTTGGGATGTGTTGGTTGATGTGGATCTTGCCCTGTTTGTGAAAGGGCGAAAAATGGGAATTCGTCGTATGGCTTACAACTCTGTAATCGGAAGAGACAACACATGACACAATTCCAAGGCTCATCCAAAGTAGAAAACATGATATCCAACATTTTGGATAACGGGTTTCTTACAACCAACAGATATGTGGCAGAGTTTCAACTACCAAAGGCTTTGGCAGGCGACTACAGCAAAGTTCCAAACCTTATGATACGCTGCTCAAATGTAACAGTTCCGGGCAGAAATATCTCTACTGTTGGATACAGAATCTATGGCCCAACACGACAGATGCCTTACGAAATTTTGTATAACGGCGAAATAAACCTTACATACATCCTGTCCAGAGACATGGGGGAGCGTGGATTTTTTGAAAAATGGATGAGTGCGGTGCTGAACAACAACGATTATAAGGTAGGATATTACGATAATTATGTGGGAAATTTAGCAATCCATGTACTGGATCGTAGCGATCAACTGGCGTACACCTCTTTGGTGGAAGAAGTGTTCCCTAAAACTATTGGCGAATTAAGTCTTGCAAACGACAGAGAAAACGAATATCTGACCCAAGAAGTAACCTTGTGTTTTAGAAAATACACATCACAGTTTTTTGTTCGTCAGTTTCCCGAATATAACGGCGGAAATATTCCGTCCAACTCTGCAAAAATTTCAAAGAATAATGGTGATGGGCTTGGGATTGCTTCATTCTTTGGTGGGGTTCGTCAAGGTGCAAAAGATGTGTTCGCTGGCATAGGAAATATTTTTACACCCAAAAAATCGTAATTTTTGATATAAAGGAATCACTATGGAAAAACTTCGTCTTGCTCCGTCTACAGTACCGTATTACACCATGAAACTTCCTGTTAGTGGAATAGCAGTGAAATTCAGACCGTTTTTGGTAAAGGAAGAAAAAGTGCTTCTGGTAGCACTCCAAAGTGGAAACCCAAATCAAGTTATCGAATCTGTTAGAAACATGGTATTGGCTTGCACAGACAATATGCTAGACACAAAAAAGATATGTGCTGCCGATGCGAATCATGCCATGTTGCAAATACGAGCAAAATCTGTTGGAGAAGAACTAAAACCAACTGTGAAATGCTCGTCATGTGAAGGTAAAACTCCGATCAAATTAAACATAGACAAAATTCAAAACACCGTTATTAGAGAAGAAAAGAATCCAAACATAAAAATAAACGATGATGTGTCTCTTGTTATGAGATATCCGTCCATACACGATTTAGATGTAACCAAAGATGAAGCGTCCATGCTGTTTGAAATGGCGTATTCGTGCATAGACAAAGTTGTTTACAAAGACGAAGTATATGATCGTGGTAGTGTAAATGAGGACGACATTGATTTGTTCATAGAAACTCTTTTACCCGAGCAGTTTAAACAGATAGTTCAATATTTGGAGTCTGCTCCGTCCATAAAATACGAGTTTGATTTTACTTGTCCCAACTGCAAAAACAAAGTTCACATAAAACTGGAGAACATTACCGATTTTTTTCTTTGATGCTGACGCATACTGATCTGTCAGCATTTTATAAAACTAATTTTTCACTTCTACAGCACCACAAATACTCTTTGAATGAAATAGAGGCACTTATTCCTTGGGAACGAGAGGTATACATAAATTTGCTTATATCTTATTTGAAAGAAGAAAAAGAAAAGGCAAAAAATAGGAAACAGGCGTAATGGCAAAAAAAGGACCGGGCAGAGGAAGACGAGATGTCCCTAAAGAAGCCAGAATAAAGGGACGGTATCCTAAAAAATCAAAAGTGGCTACCACTACAACAACTGTGGTGACTCCGCCATCCACTGCTCCTGCTGCCGTTGCCGCTGGACCTACTATTACTCCTGAAACGATAACAGAACAAGTTTCTGGTTTTAGAAAAGCCATACTCCAAACCATGAAAGAACTTGGAGTAGAGGAGTCTGAACTACAAGACGCTCTACTGGATGGTCTTCGTGAAACCGCTGAACGATTGGTAACAGAAAACGAAAGAATATTTGGAAAACGATACGATAAAACTGTAGAACAGTCTGCTGCATATGAAATTCTTGAAGGTGTAGTAAGACTATCAGAAGCAGCAGCCAAAGCAAAAACTGTAGCCGAAAAAAGAAAAATTCTACAAAGGCTGCAAACCTATAAAAAAGTATTACAGAATGTATTCCCCAAAGGCGATCCCAAACAAGAAGTGATTGTTAGAAAAATCATGGAAATGATTGCAAAGATTGAGGAGCCTTTAGCCAAAGAATCTGGAAAACGAGCAGCAATCAAAGAATCTATAAAAGAGTTTGCAAAAACAATTCCAGAAAAAATGGCTAGAAAGATTCCGCTTATAGGCGGACTGCTTGGTGGATATCTTCAAAGACGAAGAGAAAGAAAAGAAGAAGAAGGCGAAGCACTTTCGTCTTTAACTGAAGAAATTTCAAGAGCAGGTAGAACAAGTCTCTACGGAAGAAAGTTTGGAGATTTGGATACCGATATTGGTTTGGGAGCATCACCTGATATCACACCACCAGAATCTCCAATTCCCGGAGGAACTCGTGCTTCAAGTTTAAGAGGAATGGGTGTAGGGTTTAGCAAAGACTCTATCCAAACTCTAAAATCAATATTGGTTCAAGTATCTGATATTAAGAATCTGCTGATTGGTGAATTTGATCCCAAAGAAAAGAAACTAAAAGAAGAAGAGGCAAAGCGAGAGGGCGAAGACACCAACATAGACATGATTAGCAAACTGAAAAAGATGATGGGAATGGGTGGAGGTGGTGGAACAAAAAGTGGAGGCATCAGCGATTTTATTGGAAACGCACTCAAGAGCATAGTAGAATATGTTCCTGTAGTAGCACAAACTATTGCGGGATTTGCTCCTGCTATTATGGGAGGACTTGCTGCTGCCGCACCGTGGGTAGGAGCGGCTATGGGTGGAGCAGCAATAGGTCTTGGCGGTGCATATTTGGTAAACAAAGGTATAGACTCGTTGTTTGGCACAAATCTCTCTGAAAAAATGTTTGAATCAGACACATGGACTTTTGGGGATGTCGAAAGAGACAGAAAACGAGCCGAACTAGACAAAAAAGTAGAAGCAGCACACCAAGCAGCAGTTTCTTCTCCAGATTATATCAAACGAGCAGCACAAGACTGGAGAAGACTTCCAGAATTAGTTCAAAAGAAAGATATAACAGGAACAGAGGCACTCAAAATTTTATCAGATTTTGAGTCACAAAACGGTGCTGGGCCCGACACAGAAGGAGTCCGAAAAAGAATCAAAGAAATAGATCCATCAGCAATAGAAACCACACTTCCTCCTCTTCCGCCAATTCCAACAGGAACAATAATCCCAAATGTTGGAAACAACCCTTCACAGCAGTATCTAAACAATTTAGAACAAGGCAGAGATGCACTAAGAAGCGAAACCACAACAGCAACAGGAGGGAGCGTAAACTCTGTGGTTGCGCCTCAAACAACCAACAACAATGTGACTGTGAACACACCACAATCAAGCGGTGTTCGCAACAACGATCCAACACTCAAGGCAGCAGAACGAGGAAGTATGTAAAAAGAAAAAGGCACGCCGAAGCGTGCCCTTTTCGTGCTGCTAGGCAGGTGGCTTACTCGTCGCCAGCCAACTTCTCAAAGTAAGAGAGCGAATCCTCTACCTCGTCATCTGACTCAACAAC